CGCCGCCACCAGCAGCGAAATTTTGTGTGGTTGGAGTTTGGCCTTTATTACCACCTCCAGGCTGTGTGGCTGTAGCTCCTTTACCACCACCGCCACCACCACCGCCACCACGGATAAAACCTCCGTTGTTTTGAATTGTAGTAGCAATGCCTAAGTTAATTGCATTTTGTGCAGCAGTACCAGCTGCACCTTGTGCGTTTTGCCCACCACCAGCTCCACCAGCTCCACCTCGACCAACAATTTGGCTATTGTTAATAATTTTAACGGTGTCACCTGAAGTCCACTGATTACCTGTATCAATAGCAGAAGCTCCTGTAGAACCAACGATTGCTTGTACAGTTAAGGTTACGTCCGAAATACCTGCCGAGTATGAACCCCCTCTGTTTGCAAAAATGTTGTAACTTTGTGTGGTTGATGAAATAGTCAGTGCAATAGCTACACGATCTGAACCACCGTAAAATTGAGAGAACGCAATAGCTCCACTACTTGGGATAGCACCAGCGTCTCCTGTAGCTCCAGAAGCCACGTTGTCACCACCTGCATAGTATTCACTCATACCAATAGGATTACTACCACCGTATTCAGTTTGTATCGCAGATAAAGCTAAGGATGAGCCCGCACTAGGTATTGCCATTTTCTAATTTCTCCACTTTTGCTTCTAGTTCTTTAATTGCTTCTATTAATACACCTACTAAGTTACCGTAAGCCACTGACATATACTCGCCTTCATCATGTACTACTTCTGGCATTACTTTTTGCATTTCTTGAGCAATCACACCAGTTCCTCTTCTACCGTCTCTATCAAAGGTAACGCCACGCATATTAGTAACTTTATCTAAAGCACTATCGATAGTTTCAATGTCTGATTTTAATCTTTCATCAGAAAAAGCTGTAACATCATTGTTAAAGGTTGCAGCACCCGCTGCTGACATGTCTAAGGTAAGTGCTGTTATAACTGCACCACCATCATTACCTTTAAAAATAATATCTTTATCACTGGTAGCTGATTGCATTACAAAATCAGTTGAACTATTAGTAAAACGACCAAACTCGGTGCCACCATCTTTTAAAATTATATCTGCTCCATCCGCATCTAAAACTATATCTTGACCACTAAATAAAGATTGATCTCTGTTTTTAAATTGCCAACCGACTGTGCTATCTCCTGAATAAACTAATGTAAATGCTGCTCTTTCGTTTGCTACTACTAAATCAGAACCAGCACCATTTATATTAGAACTGTTTCTACCAACTGTAAGATTGTTAGTATCAAAGGTATTTTCTGAATCCATAAAAGTTACTTCATCACCTGTGGCAGGTGAGGCGGGTAGAGTAATCGTTCTGGCTGCACCAGAAGTATCAACTAATATTTGTGCTCCAGCTTGTACTGTTTCGGCTGCTGCAATAACACGCCAATATCTAGTTTCTTGATCTTTAACAATATCAGTGCCGTTGGAGTGGCAGATGTAATGATTACCTTCGCACAGTAAAAAACCTGTTTGACTGGTTACTTTAAATGTAAGTGTGTAACCTGCATGATCAGTACCATCTATAATATTAAAAAACTTTTCTATTGAAGCGGGCATGTTTACAATTCTGTTAGCTGCTAAAGTTCCTGTAAATTTAATACTCATGTTTCTAGCATTAGATACTGCGGCATTTGACATTGCTAAAGTGACATCACTAGAGGCAACATTAACTTCTTCGTACCCTGTTACCGCTTGTTGAATAACATTAAAGTTATTATTGGTTTTATCACCCCATGTTCCAGGGTTTTCTCCAGTTGCTTGCAATTCGATTTTTAAATCACTTGAAAATGTTGATGCCATAATTACCTACTTTGTATGTTTATATTCATTATAAGGTCGTTATGCGACCTTTTCAACCTCATCAACAGGAACCCACGTTTGACTTGTACCTGTACTAACAGCAGTCCATGTTTGACCTGTGCCCGTGCTGACCGTTGCCCAACCAATACCATTGGCTATACCAACACTACTAGTCAATCCAGCTGCGGTTGGAACTATATTAGCATCAGCAACGGTAACAACGCTGTTAATAGAAAAAGCCAAAGCACTACCCGTAAGACTAACGTTAGCATCCGCCACAGGAACTACAGCAGTTTGATTTAAAGCTAAGGCTGTACCTGTTACAGCAACATCTAATACTTCAAACTGTTGAGTAGAAAAAGGAGCTTGTGAAAAAGAAACGATACCAAAGCTCATAATTAGCTCCTATTAATTTTATCAAGGTCTTTAAATATACCCTCATTGTGTTCATGAGGTAATTGACTTTTTAATTCTTCTACTTCAGCTTTTAATTCTTTGATTGCTTCTATAAGAACACCGACCATATTGCCGTAAGCAACTGATTTAATTTTTTCTTCTGACTTATCCTCTCTTACAACTTCTGGTATTATTTTTTCAACTTCTTGAGCTATAACACCCATACTTTTATGACCTTCGTCATCTATTCTTTCAAATGTAACACCACGCATTTGACATACTTTATCTAAAGCGTTTGGAATTGTTTCTATATCTCTTTTTAATCTTTCATCAGAGAACGCAGTAACATCATTGTTAAAGGTAGCAGCTCCAGCAGCACTCATATCTAGCACCATAGCTGAAATAATAGTTCCCCCATCATTTCCACCCAATATAAAATCTTTGTCTTGCACAGAACAATCCATTCTAAAGTTTGAGTTATCGTTGTTAGCTATTTTGCCAATCAATGTTCCAGCGTCTTTAAATAAGATATCAGCACCATCAGCGTCTAATGTAATATCATCTGCAGCGTCAATAATAAAGTCATCTGTTGCTGTAATTGTATCACCATCAATAGTAATTTCATCTACAACCACACCAGCGTTAGCTGTGATTACACCACTAGGTGTTATTGTACCTGTTACCTCAACACCAGCAGCAGTTGTTTCTAATTTTTTTGTACCGTCATGGTAAAGTTCTACTGCACCATCAACAATAGCTCGAATCATATGCTCAAAGTTACTTGGACCTTTAGAAAGTTGAATCTCAGCTCCATTACTTTGTATTGCTAAATTTCCAGTTGCACTATCTACTATGTAAGAATTAGAGCCATCATGATAAACCTGTAAATCATCACCAGCACCAAANATAGCTTTGCCATTATCTGGAAGAACTACATTACCTGTTATTGCAGCACCAGCAGCGGTTGTTTCAAATTTTTTTACATTGTTATGACTAATTTCTACAGCACCATCAGGAATAATAACAACACTATCTTCTCCTGATTTTCCTTGTAGCTTTAAATTTCCTGTGCTGTTTTGAATATACGAATCAGAACCATCATGTTGTATTTGTAAGTCTGAACCAGCACCAAAGATGGCTTTGCCAGTATCTGGAAGGGTTAAATCATGATTCAATATAAGTGTACCCGCATCACTACCATCAAATGTTGCCATTGTAATATCTGCACCACCATCAGTACCTTTTAAAATAATGTCTGAATCGTTTGCTGTAGCATCGATCGTAATGTTCCCAGACGATGTTGATAGAGTAACTGCGGCATCACCAACAGTTAAATTATCACAAGCTAATGAATCAGCTGAAGCTGCGGCAAAAGTTAATGTTCCACTACCATCAGTTTTTAAAAACTGTCCATCACTTCCATCAGCAGTTGGCATATTAAATGCAGTACCACCAGAAGTCATAATTATCTTACTGCCATCAGAAGCAAAAGATTCGTTTGAATCGTGTAATTGTAATGTTGGCGTTCCACCAGAATCAGTTAATAGTAACCCTGTATCATGTACATGAGTCAAAGCTATTTCATCATTAGCACCGAAAGATAGTATCGCACCATCGTGTTGTAGTTCTAGGTCTTGTGTAAGAGTTACATCTCCGTCAGAACCAATAGTTATAGCATCAGAGTCAGATTCAGAGCCTATGTTGCCACCGTCTCCGACTGTTAAACCGTTGTTATGATGACTTCGTTGTGAAAAAGTCACAATACCACCAGATGATATAGCTATTGCATCTGTGTCACTGGTGTGTCCAATATTAGTGCCATTGATAATAATACTATCTATAGTAAGCGTAGTAAGAGTGCCTAATGAGGTTATATTAGTTTGAGCTGCGGTAGTTAAGGTAACATCTGCAATATATGTTTTGACTCTAGACATTGCAGATTTTTTCTCAGTACCATTTGCTCCATCATCAACAATAATAAGATCAGCGTCTGCTAAAGCAGCTCCTATATCTGAAGCCCCGTCTATATCTAACGCTCCTATATCTACTTTGTTTGCTGTAGATATTGTCGCTAACTTAGTATCAACAATTGCAGCATCTGACGCTACACTTGCGTTAACCACAGCATTAGCAGCTAATTGGTCAGCTCCTATAGCATCGTCTGCCATTTTTGCTTGAGTTACATTGTCATCTACAATTGAGGCTGTTACTACAGCATTTGCAGCTAACTGATCTGCACCTACCGCATCATCGGCTATCATGGCTTGTTCTACAGCATTATTAGCAATTGTTATAGCACCACTTGAAGCAATAGTTACATCTCCACTTACTGCTACTTCTTCATAGCTTGTACCATCGGCAACTAATATTTTAGCAGAAGTAACATCTGGCATAATAAATTTAGCAGGTAATGTTAAATTATTATTAGCATCTAGTACTGTAGATTTACTAGCTGGTAAACAACAAAATACTTCTTTAGCTCCTGCTGAAAAATCCACAGCATTGTCGCTGTTAGAACTTGATATAATTGTGGTACGAGCTAATGTTGAGCTATCCGATGCTAAGGTACCTAGGCCTACTTCAAACTCAGCGTTTAATACAATAGCGTAATAAGTAGTATTACTGTTACCAATACCTGCTAGAAAAGTTTCAAAACCTTGAACTGCACCACCTAAAGTAACTGTACCAGTTCCAGTAGTGGTAGTGCTTTCTTTTACACGGTCATTGATTACTAAGGCCATGTGTTACTCCTATGCTATTCGTATAATTGCTGCAGAGGATGAAAAGGCTGGAAACTGTACTGTAAAAGTTCCGTTAGTAGCTGTTTTATCACCACCAAAATTTAAAACGCATACTGCTTTATCACCTTGAGTATCATTATAAATTAAAGCTCCTCTTGCAGTTAAAGTAACTCCTGTAAAGGATAAATCAGCATAATCTACCAATGCTGTATCTGATGATAATGAAGTACCACCATTAGTTAAAGCACTGCCCCCAGATGCGTATTGACCTGTATCCGATACTTGATTATCAGAAGTAAACGATGTGGTTGATTTACCTAAAGTAGCATCACTAGTGTAAAGTGACAGTTTAAAGCTATTGCCACCACTTGCTTTAAAGTTATGTGTGCCTTCTAATAATTCTTTTTTAAATGAATTACATATTGCATTGGTTGTTATTGCCATTATCCTACTCCCTTAACATTAGGTGAAATTGATGGAACGGGTATTCTTGGTTCACCATCTGTATATTGTCCACGTTTTCTGTGTCCCATCTGTTGCATAGCAAACTGCTGTACCTCTTCATTGTACTTACCTTTGTATAAGTTGTACATATCAGCAGGCCCTTTTAAGTAGCTAAAACATTCAGTTAGCACACCATGTAAAAGCAACGATTCTTGATTGGTTGACAAAAAGGTAGTGGTTGAGCTGTTAAAATGCGGTGGATCTATCACATAGTTAATCTGTACACTCAAAGCACTGGATGGCACAGGTGCAATAATAACAGTGCTGTCATCCCAGTTTGCGTAATACTTGGGTACACCTGTCGCATCTGTTGAATTAAACTCTGATATAAAGCTGGTATCTCTTTTTTCTAAAAAAATACGAGTGCTACTACTATTTACCTGAATAGAACGTAAATACATTAATTCTTCAGGCATGGTTAAAAATCGTTGTGATGCAACACAAGAGGATGTTTTATAAGCTCTTAAATCGTCATAGTCAACCTTACCCGCAATATCTAATTCAGTATTACGAATAAATTGATCAATTAAAGTATCCGATAGTACATTAGAATCTACTTCTGTGTAGTTTCTAACTTGTGTTAAAAAATTAGCATGTGTAATAGTCATGATGTTGTAATGGTTACCTCTCCAGTGCTACTTGTCATTTCAAAAGATTCTAAAGGTGTGCCTAGTATATTATTACTTGCACTCGGTTGCATACTTGAATTATTAAAACCGTTATCAACATATATCACAAAATCATCGTTATCATCTTTTGGTCTTGGTCTTGGGTTCGCTAAAGCAACGGCATCCGCTTTGTGATGCGTTCTCCTAATCTGAGGGTGTTTTGATTCAAACTCGGATTTGTGCACCAATGAACCATTCCACTCCTTGACCATTTCCTTATAAGGAAATTCCATACCTGATCTATCAGATATTGCTTTAGCATATTTTCCACGAGCATAAGCCATAATGACCTCTAGTACAGTTGTGTAGGTCTGTTGCGACCTAGTTTACATTTAGCTTGAACAAATTTACCTTTCTTAAATTTAGACAACTCACCTTTTTCTAATTTATTTTTTATATAACCTCTTGGTTTTCTACCCGAGTCCTCTCTTTCTTTTAATTTTTTATCTACTTTTTTTACACCTTTTTCATGTGAATATGCTTGACTCTTTTTGTCACCAGCACTATAAACTGAATCAGCGTTTTCTTTTTTCTGCCCTTTAAGATTTGGGTAACCCTCTTCTATATCTTTTTGTCTCTTGTCAGTAAAACCTTTTTTTAATCTACGCTTAACATCTTTTTTACTATAGTATAATTTTCTTGCTCCGAAACTAAGTATGCCCATAATTAACTCCCTGATGGATAATAACTTTGCGGTGTGATATACACCGAAGTTCTTTGTCCATCCTCGTCTAAGGCTCTTTTTAATTCATCTTCGTAAATCATTTTATTTTGTTGCACCAATTGTGGGTTTACTTTCATGCTTAAATAATAAGCAAGTCCTGCAACCATACAAGGTATAAACCTAAAAGCTATATCTGATTGATTAGTATAAGCCCCTGCGTCTTCAATACGCTTGACTGTGTAAAATTTTAAATGCGTATAAGTGCTGGCATTAGGTGTTTGATATAAAGTAATTGTGGGTGTTGTTTGACGATCCACATAATACTCAGAGGGCTGACCTGTCGCACCTTTATTATTTTTTGCAGCATAATCACTTCTTGATATTTTAGTTAAAGCTATATCACTAGTTGAACTAGTAGTCCCACTTGAACTACTGATATAGGCTTCTAAAACATCACTGGTATTAGTAGGGGCTGTATAAGTTGCGGTACCTGATGTTAACTCTTGAGTATTTAAAGTAACTTTCCACAAATGTATGCCACGATTGCTCCACTCAGAAAACAGAATATTAAGACTACGTCTAGCAGATTTTAAATCACGACCGCTATTAGTTCTAACCGCACAACGCTCATACGATTCTTCGATGATGTCATCAATATCTAAATCAAATGCTGTTGTGCCTGAAGTAGCCATTTAGTCTCCTTAATAAGAACCTTTAAATTTTGTACCTTGTACTGCTACACCGCCGCCTTTACTGTATTTTTTTAAAGAGTCTTTATCTTTTTTTTTATTTTTATTTTTAGATCTAGATTTACTCTTAACAGGTTTTATTCCTGTTACTCTTTGTATAGCCTTATCCATTGCTTTTACTAAAGTAGAAACACCTTTTGATTTACTCATATCGTCCCCTAACTCATTTTAGTAGGTTTTTTTCTAGCTAAACCACAACCTCTAGCTTGTACAGTAACACCTTTTTTACCAGTGCCTTTGCTGTACTGCATCATGCCGCCACCCATCATTTTTTTCTTAGCCATGCCACCACCCATTTTTTTGTTTCCCATAGCTGTTGTAATAGCGTTTTGTCTTTTCTGTTCGTACCCGCTCATTACACCATCTTTGTTTAAATCACCAAGCATAGAACCTTTGTTGTATTTATTCATACCGCCTTTTGTATATTTCTTCATCATACCACCAGCCATTCTACCTTTTTTAGAACCTTTACCAATAATATCAGCTTGAGATATATTCTTTTTTTCTTTTCGTTTTTTTCCAACTATTTTGTCTTTGTCTTTATCCCTCTTTTTGTCTTTAGTTTTCAAAGCTGCTGCTGTAACAACTGCTGCACCTACTGTTGTTCGAGGGTATTTATTTATAATTTTTGAAACAGTGCTAGTTTTTTTTGTATTCTTAG